ACGCGCAATTGCTGGTTGTCGCCGTTTAGATTTGCCAATGCGCCGTCAGCTTGGAATGGCACAAAGTCGTATTTTTGCCCTAGGAAATTCTTAGGTTCAGCAATAAAGTAGTTTTGATAGTGATGGTGCTTGCCGGTTGTTGTCTCTAGGTCGAAGAAGTTACAGATGCGTATTTCAGACATTGATCTCTCCGATTAGATCTATGGAGACAGTGCTGATGCCGTTGTAGACAGACTGCACCTTAGGCGGTGAACTGTATTCCCATTTGATGTTGGGCGGTGATTGCACAGTACCACGCAGCGCAGCAGACATGCCCCTGAATATCTGTGGCGGCAACGCAAAACGCGAGAAGCCACCGCCTGTGGTGTTGTAATGGTTGATGAACTCCAGCACCTTATCGTCGCCAATGTTCTCGTATTGCAAACTGAGCTGATATGAGTGCGGCTTGTTGCCGTAGCTGCGCTTTACGGTACTGCCCGACAGCGACCGGTAAACCTTGGTGGGATATTGTCCCAGCGTGAAGTCACGTTTGGATGGTGTGATAGATGATGGGAAGGTGGCGGACATCAGCGGATACCAACGCGAGAGCGGGTGCTAGGGCTGTTTTGGATCTTGTCTAGCGCCATATTCATGCCACGATTGGCGCCTTCCTTAGCAGCTTGGCGGCGTGTTGCAGCCATCGCCGCTTCTAGTTGATCGCGGCTGACGTACTCGACGCCATTGATGGTGGTGGACTGGAAGCTCATGTTAAGCACGGGGGAGCTATTGGCGCCACCAGGCGGGCGGCCCATTGCCTCGCGCAAGCCAGTGGCTTGTACCCCAAGGCTGCCATCGCTGCCACGCTTAAGTGGCATGATCGCCTCGGGGCCAGCTTCGCCCATCAGGCCGATGCGGGTGGTACCACCATCGGCAAACTTGAACAGCGTGGGCGAGCTGACGATGCCGCCGCTGGCGTAAGGGACAATGCCGTTCTGAGAGAAGGTGCCTCCCTTGGCAAATAAACCACCTGGAGTAAGGCTGCCAGTCATTGCCCCTGGATCAAAATTGAAACTTGTCGCCTGAGCATTGCTAAGTGGACTAAAGCTACCCCCACCAAGCGCCTTAAGGATAGTTTGCAGGATTATCATCGTCATCTGCTTTGCGATAATTTCTGCCGCCATTTCGACAAACATGTCGCCGACAGATTTGAAGAAGCTACCCAACGCTTCTTTGGCGGTCATGCTGCCAGAGATCAAGCCCTGGAATGCTTGACCAAATGCCGTGCCAATGCCATCCGCAACGGTGATGGCGATGTTGCCTATGTTGGTGAGTTCCGCCACTTCATCCTTAAGTTTGCCGATGTGCTGCTCAATTTTTTGTGCGTCAGTGAGTGGTGCTGCTACTTGAGCTTGCAGTCCTGTAATAATGCCAATCTGCTCATCCGTAAATCCTTCCAGCTTGGCGCGTTCAGCCTCAAGCCGCAACCGCTCGCGTTCTTGCTCGGTGGTAGCTGTTTTTAGTTTTAGTTCTAATTCAAGATCGGCAATAATTTGCTCGTAAGATTTAGTGCGCTCCGCTTCCTGCTCTTTGATAGCTTGTTGCACAGCAAATAGTTTTTGATCTGCATCAAGAGTTGCGTCTTTAATTTGAGCGTTCTTGGTTGCTTGATCTGCTGTACTACGAGTGATTTCAGCGATTTTGTTTGCACGTTCTTCTAACGCCTTGTCCATCTCCAATGCTGCTGCAGTAACAAGATTGCCGCGTTGTTTTTCAATCGCAATTTGCTTATCAATAGTGAATAGCTTTTCTTTGAGTGTTACTTGTCCTTGCAGATTGGCTAGTTCCTCTGCCGCCCGCCGTGCCTTTTCTGCTTCATCTGCTGCGCTGCTGCGATCTGCACCACTAGGCGGCGGTTCCTGCCCTGGAACGGTTATTGGACCAACAGCACCTGTAATTGCATTTTGAGCTTTTACAAGATTCTGTAAATCTTTTGCTGTGCCACGTGCGCCGGCCTTAAAAGCTTCTAAACCTTTAACAGCTGCATCGCGTAGGGGAGCAATTAAAAGTGGATTTGTTTTGTAAAAAGCGGCTATATTATTTGCTGCATTAGCCAGTGCATTGGCGATATTTGCGGCTGCATTAACCGCACCATTCACTATATCTACGTAGAGTTTGCTAAAGAATTGTGCGATATTGCCGGTTATACTAGATGCAACACCTACAAGGCGACCAAAAATAATAGCAAACGCACGGGCAGACGTACTTGCACCTGTCTGGATATTTATCCATGTTTGCTCCCAACTAGAAGTAGTTTTTTTAGTTACTTGATCGGATCTATTGGCAATATCGCGTAAAGCATCGGATAGATCTTGTGCTGTGATTTTTCCGTCCTTGGCCATGCCGAGAATTTGATCTCGGTTTTTTCCGTAGCGTTTTTCTAGTTCATCAAGAATTGGAACACCTTGGGCCGTAAATTTGTTTATATCGGCTACGCCTACTTTGCCCTTAGCTACAAAATTACCGTATGCGGCGGCTACTTTATCTATTTTGCCGCCATATTCTTCGGTTAGTCTACTGACTAATTTAATAGCTTCTATTTCAGTTCCTTCAGCAAAACCTATGCCGCGAATAGTTTGAACTGCTGCGCCGAACTTGTCTGCATCCGCACCAGCAAGTTGAAAAGCGGCGGAAAGTTCTTTTGTTTGTTCGGCAGCAAGCCCCATGTCCTCGGCAAGATCCTTTATACCTTGACCCTTGGAAGCGATGCCGCCGAGGAGGGTGCCCAGAAGAGAACCGGCAAAGCTGCCTCCGGGGCCAGCTAGACCGCCGAGCAAGCCGCCGATGGCGCCGCCGGCTGCTGCTCCAGCGCCTTGGCCGAACAGCAGCGGAAAGGCAAGGCCGATGATGCCGCCACTAACAGCACCGCCTAGACGAGATCTAATACCGCCAGCAGCGCCGCCACCACCACCACGACCACGCAGACCGCCTCCAATAGGAGAGCTGGGGCCGGTCATCATGTAGCGAGGCAATGCCGGACCTTGGACACCGACGCCTGCATTTGCGGTGGCAATAACTTGCCGGCGACTTGCGACTTCTTGCGCGATTAGAAAATTGCGCCTAGAGCGGGCTTTGTTTTCCAGCTCCATCGCTGTAACGAGCTGGGTAATTGCGCGACGTTCTAGGTCTGTGCCGGCGGCGGCCTTGTTTACAGCTCGCTCGGCTTTAGCGACAGCACGACTATAGTTTTCGATGCTGGCAACGTTAAAACCGCGACCTTCTAAAAGTTTTGCCCGTTTTGTTACAAGATTAATTGAGTTATTTAGTCTGTTTAGATCACGAATAGTATTATTTATTTGTTGGCCACCGCGTACAGCGATCTCAATATCGGCACTGTATTTAGCCACAAAACCAGACCTAGGCGTACTTCAGTCTACACAGTGTAAAGCCGCCGGGGTTAGCGGCGGCGTTTGGCTTTGTCGATTTCCTTTTGTTGGTCCTCGTTGAGGATCTGGAAGTAGGCGCTCCAGCCGAGGGCCTCCTCGGCGGTCATCGTGGTGCGGACTTGCTGGAGGGTAAGGCCGAGTTCTTTGGCGATGCCGAACTGGAGCAGAAGCCAGTTGTCCTTTCGGAGGTCGGCGGCTAGGGCTTTGGGTCCATAGGCTCGGAATCGTCGGTGAGGATCGCCAGCATCAGCGTCTGGAGGTCCTTGTCCTTGACTTCGTTCTTCAGGACGTCGATCTCGCCAGGGGCGAACAGCTTAGTGCCGTTTTCGTCCAGTGCCTTGGTAATCAGCAGCTGGAGAGCGAAGGCGTTAGCATCGTCCGACTTGGCCTGCTTTTGGGCGCGTTCACGCTCGGCCATCGTTAGTGGACTGACCCACATCTCAAACGTGCTGCCATCGGATAGCTCCACGTTCTTTTTGGTGGGTTCCAGGTTGGCGGCCTTGCGGAGGCGGTCGATGGCCCGAATGGGAGTTGAAGCAGGCATAAAACCTTGTTGATTTACGTTCTAGTGTAACGCAGTAACCATGAAAAAGCCCCACCGTGTGGTGGG